TGCATTGAACTGCACAATAAACTTAATTAATCCTGGAGGATTTAATAATGAATTTTAATAAACTAACTGGAGGTAGCTTCTAATGGCGCTCTCTCCTATTCTCACTGTCGCTGACTTCCTAACTGTTTATGGAGGGGAAGTCATCAAGGCATATAACGCTGAAACTCTGGTTTCCAGCACTGTACGTACTCGTACTATTTCTAGTGGCAAATCTGCTACTTTCCCTGTCTATGGTCGTGAAGAGGCCAAATTGCACACTGCTGGTGATGACCTTTTTGGTTCTAGCCCTGACTTTGCAATGGACTTGACTGCAACTGATGAAATCATCAACATTGATAAACTGTTGATTGCTCCTCAATTTGTAGATGACCTCCATGATGCTATGGCTCACTATGATGTTCGTAGTGAAATGGCTATCCAGGCTGGAGCTTCTCTGGCTACTGCACATGAGCGTTGGTGTATCGCTGCTCTTGGTAAGGCTGCTAATGATTCGTCTTTGGCAACTGAGGTAACTGGTGCTTTCGCTTCTGTTACTGGTGCTAACCTTGCTACTGGTATCCAAGAAACTGCTCAGGCAATGGATGAGGCTCACATCCCATCTAAGGGACGCTACTGTGTCCTACCACCTAATGAATTCTACAAGCTGATGGCTTTGGATGAAGTTGTCTCTAGCGACTTTGGTCGTGGAGCTGACAGAAATGGTGTTGGTGGAATGGGTAAGCTTTGGTACATGGGCTTTGAGGTTCTTAACTCTGCTGTAATGGGCGAGTTTGATGACACTTCTGCTTCTGAACAAAAGGCATCTGGTGGACCTCTGTACTTTGGTGGAACCACTCAACGCACTGACTTGTCTTCTGACTTGCAACTGTGCTTGGGTCTCTGCTACCACAAGGATGCAATTGGTACGCTTCAATTGAAGGGTATTACGTCTGAGATGGACTGGATTCCAGAACGTCAAGGTCACTTGCTGACTGCAAAACGTGCTATTGGAGTTGACGCTCTGCGTCCAGGAAGCGTATGGCAACTAAATAGCGCCTCGTAGTAATACTACTTGGCTGTTGTTTTTTGTTCTTTGGAGAGTGGGTGTCATGCCTGCTCTCCATTTTACCCCTAGAAAAAAAATAAACAATTATGGCATCAATCTACAAAGTCTCTATTGGAGGATTAACTAATGGCGAGTAACACACGAAGCACTAAATTAGAAGCTGTCAACGTAATCCTAACTGTCGTTGGTGAATCTGAAACTAACACACTTACAGGTACAGTTCCTTACGAAGTATCACTCGCTGAGACTATTCTTGACGAGACCATTCGAGAGATGTGCCAGGACAGCTACGTATTCAACACTGAAACTGATATCACGCTAACACCAGATGTTAGTGACAATATCAACGTACCTACAAACTACATCCAAATCAGAGGTTCTGAGGAAGATTATGTTATTAGGTCTGGTCTCCTGTACTCGATGAGAGCCAAAACTGATACCTTCGACAACGAGATTGTAGTGGATGTTATCTACTTGCTTGAGTACGAGGATATCCCAGAAGCTGCTAAACGTTACTGTAACATCAGAGCAGCACGTATCTATGCTGATAGAATGGTAGGCTCCAAGGATATTAGAGCTTTCACTCAGATAGATGAAATCGAAGCTAAGGCTAAACTAGCTTCTTACGAGCATGGAGTAGATAGGCTCAACATGCTTAATGACAACTCTTCTGTCTCGTATATCCAAGATAGGAGAATCTAAAACATGGCAATTACCAACAAGCAACTTAAAAACTTATCTGGGGGAGTGTCCCAGCAGGCTGATAGTCTTAGGCACGATACTCAATGTACTACTCAGAATAACTTCCTCAGTGACCCAGTTCAGGGTCTCGTTAAAAGGCCAGGGACTACGCTTGTTGCACCTATTCCAACCACTGCCACAGGGCCTTTTGAAGAAGGTGGGGCAGAAGTATTTACCCATACTGTTGTTCGAAGTGGGGATACCAAATTAATCCTAGCTGTAGCTAATGGCAAGGTTAGTTTGTCTGATGCTGAGACAGGTACTCGCCTTGTTATCCAGAATGCAGCAGGAACTCCTTTTGATTCTGACACTGCTCAGACGTATCTTCAATACTCAGGCACTTATGATACACACCCATACGCTGCTGTATCTATTGCTGACCACACATTTATTGTGAACAAGGAAACTGTTCCTGCTATGACCTCTTCTACATCCCATGGTACAGGAGTGTATGCTAAGTCTTTGTCTCGTTATGGTACGCTTTTCATTAAAGAAGGTGCTTATAACGCTGAGTATTCCATAGAAGCTACTGACTCAGATGGTGTAACTAGGTCGATTAGGATTAAAACATCAGATGGTTTAGGTGCTGGTAACGTTGTAGACTCTAAGACAGATAATATCACTGCTGCTGTCCATGCTGCTCTGAAAGATACAGCAGCCTCTAGGACTAACTACGACTTCGATACAACTAACTACCCTAGTTACGCTGATGAGGATACAGGCATTACCATTACTTACACAGATGATGGTGCTAATCCTCCTACGTTCAACCAATCTACCACAGGTCCTGCTATGACTTTTCACAGGATTGGTTCTGTGATTACGTGGTACTCTCCTTACACTGTTCAATCAGAGTGGGACGATGCTACTAACAAGATAGATATTAGTGACTCTTATGGTAACACTATGACTTCTGGCTATACTGACGTAGCAGATAACTTCGAAGGTCTACCACTAGAAGGGGCAAATAATTATATCCTTAAGATTCAAGGAAACCCTGAGTCTAAGATTGATGACTACTATGTCCAGTTTCAACTCTTTGATGATGCAGCAACTGCCAACCAAAGAGGAGCAGGTAGATGGGTTGAAACTCTTGCCAAAGATGATAACTATGATATTGATGGTACAACTATGCCACACATCTTGGTTAAAGTTAATTCAACCACTTACCAGTTTAAGACTGCTCCTTGGGATGATAAAGTTGTTGGTGATGATGTAACAGACCCTGACCCTAGTTTTATTGGAACTCCAATTAATGATTTATTTTTCTTTAAGTCAAGGCTAGGATTACTTTGTGGTGAATCAGTGGTCATGAGTGAACTTGATGACCCTTATAACTTCTGGAGAACTACTGTTACCCAGGTATTGGCCAGTGATAGAATTGATATTAGTTCTAGTGTAAACCAAGAGACACAGCTTAACTTTGCTGTCCCTTTCACTAACCAGATGGTAATATTCAGTGACAGGACTCAGTTTATTATTAACTATGGCAACCAAGGACTTACTCCACAGACTGCTTCTCTAGCTCAGATTGCTTCTTATGAGGCATCAACTAGTGTACGACCTGTAGCAATCGACGCTAATATTATCTTTGCCCAAGAAAGAGCAGGTTCTACAGCTATCTTTGAGATGTTTCCTACAGGCACTACAGAACTAAGCTTCGAAGCGCAGGATATTACAGAACAAGTTCCCAGTTATATTGATGGAAAGGCTATTCGCATGGCAGCATCTAGCCTAGCAGGCTCACTTCTTATCCAAACAGATTCAAGTGTTAACTCCATTTACTGCTACAAGTTCTTCAATAGAGGACGAGAGCGCATCTTAAGCTCTTGGTTCCAGTATACTTTCCCAGCAGATGACATCATGGGATTCCATTTTATTTCTGACCTATGCTATATCATCACTAAACATGAAGATATTGTAGCAGCAGCAGATGATATGTATCTCATCAATACATTTAAGATGGATAACACTGAGACCATTACATTCTCAGTAGACCAATTGTTCCCTGATACAACCATCCCTACACCTACCTATGATAGTGAGACAGATGAAACTGAGTTTGTTGTTCAGTTTAGTCTGGGCGACTTCACTGCTGACTGGGGAGACTACTTCACATATGACGACATTATTATCTTTGATACTGATGGAGTGGTTGCCACTAAGAGAGCTTCTCATGCTGCTGGTGGTTCCTTGTACGTAGATGGAGATTGGTCAACTAAGAACTTCTACATTGGAGTTAAGTTCGACGCTGAGTACGAGTTCTCTACGCAGTACTTGAAAGGTGCTGATGCCTTTGGTAAAGAGAAAGCAGTAGTAGATGGAAGAACTACTGTCAAATGGGTAGAAGTCTATTTAACTAACTCTCAGTATATGACACTGGAAGTATCTTACCCAGATGTAAATAGGGATACCACAACTAAAACCTTTTCAGGAAATGTTGTAGGTAGCGTAGTTTTGGGAGACCAAGCATCTGAAACAGGAACACTGAGAAGTATTGTCGCTGCTCGTAACGATGTCTCAGTTATCAAACTAAAGTCATCTACTCATCAAACAGCTACCATTAATGGTGCTAGTTTCGAACTACAATACACATCACGACTGAGGCAAAGAAACTAATGGCACTACATCTAAAGAAAAACCCAACTAAGGACCAAGCCCTACGTGTGGCTGAGACCTTAAGAAAGCAAGAGAGTAAAGAGCTAGAGGTTCTCCTTACTAACCCAGCCTTCTCAACTACTATGAGCATGGACAAGTCCACTCATTGCTTTGTTGTCTTGGATGACGACCTAGAGCCAGTAGCTTTGTGTGGTATTGTAGACTTAGCAGACTGTGAGATTAAGACAGGTATTGTTTGGTTGATGTCGAGCACTAGGATTTATGAACAACCTATTGCATTCTACAAGGAAATTAAGAAACTTGTGGACATCTTTGGTAATGAATACGAAAGATTATTTAACTACGTAGCAGTAGAAGCAGAAAATCACCAATGGTTTATTGACTCATTGGGGTTTGCGCTCTGTGACGAAGTTTTTGAACACAGAGACACAGGGCAGCACTACTTCATGTTTGAGATGCTGACTCCACAGGGTCTGGATGCTATATATGCAATGGAGGCAACAAAATGAACGACACCCTTACTAAAGTTTTAAGTAATACCAAGCTAGCTATGGGTATAGGTTCTGGTGTAGTGGGCATACTTTTCTTCTTCTTTATGTTGAAGACAGGAGTACAAGCAAACGCAGACGATATCTTGGCTGTAAAGTTAACACTCACAGGTCATATTGAAGACCACAGGATATTTGCTGGGACACTATCAGAGAACAACTTAAATATTAAGCTACTACAACAACAGGTGTTATATATTCGTGAGTCAGTGGATAAGCTGTCTGAGGATGTAACAAAGATGCGAGATTCAAAGGAATAAAAAAAAATGGTTGATGTCGATACAAACGAAGGTAATTTACTGAAAGACTACGCAGGTCTATTTGCTGGCGCTGAGTTCGCATCTGATATGTTTGGAGCCTTCTATGGTTCTGCACAGTACAGAAACGAGCTTAAGATTAGGAAAGAAGAGAGGATTATCGACAAAGTTCTTGCAGATTCTGACTTCAACCTAAACATGCAAGCCCTGTTCAACGCTCAACAGGATATGAAAGACAAGACGACCTTGGAACTAGAGGCAGGTAGGAAAGAGTTCCAAGCACGTCAGGCTGAGCTTCATGTAGCAGCCTCAGAACGTGGCCAAGAGGGTCAATCTATTGTGGACATTCATAACGATTTGTCCAGAACGCATGAGAACTTTAAACAATTGCAGCTTATCCAACTAGGTAAGGTTGAACGTGACCTTATGTTGAAGCGTCAGGGTATCATAGACGCACATACAAGGGCCACTGTGGGACTTGCAGTAGATGATGCTAGTGGGACATCCCCTTTCCTATCTTTGCTGTCTACGAGCCCCATAGCAGGTATTAACGCAATCACCAGTTACGCCTTTTATCGTGGTGAGACTAGAGCAAACCCAGACTTCAGAACTAAACTAGAGCAAACCCAAGGAAAAGGAATAAAAAATGGTTAAATTCAATCGTGTAGCCCCAGGGGATATTGCATCTCAGTTCGCTAATCTTAGCCAAACCATTCGCACTACTGCAAAACGTGTAGGTGAGTTGGACAATATGGCAGAGAACGAGATTAAGGCCCACGATATGTTCCAACGAGACTTGGATAGTATTTTTGGTGTCGTAGGTAAGGGTCTGGTTAAGGAAGATTATGAACTGTTGGTTCAATCTCAGAACGCACTGGCACAGAAAGAAGGAGTTATCAAGGCGTACGAGAACTTCTCATACCTGGACAGTGTAGATAAGGAACGAGCACAGATTAGGTTAGATGCTTATGCCCAGGAGATGAAACAACACATCCCTGCTATGAGCAACGCAACCACTCCCTTAGATTTGGAAGGTGCAGAGGAAGCTACATTTGGTGCACTTGGCCTTAAAGGTGAGCTAGGTGTCGATAGTGCTGGCAATCCAGTAACTATGGAGCTTGATTCTGCTCGTACAGGAGAGATTGTGGCCATGTCTCATGGCTTAGTTCGTAACAGAACTGCCATTTCTGCTGCTGTAGAAGACCTACGTCAAGAAGAAGCTATCAAATCGAGTGAACAAAGGTTTCAGAGTGAGTTCCACAACCTACTTACCATCTCTGAGAACTCTGCCACTCGTCCACTTATGGCGCATCAATTCAAAAACTTGTCCCATGAGTACTTTGGATATGGGGTAAAAAATATAAATGCGCTACAAATCAAGGCTATCCATTCGTATGCGCTCGATAGAGCTGACAACCAACCACTTACTCCTACCTTAGAGGATGATATTAACTCAGTTCTGAATGAATTGGAGACCTCTTGGGAAGTTAGAGAAGGTGCAGGACCATTTGCAGCCCTTGGTACAGACAATAACGTACAGCTACGAGCAATCCAAGAGCGTGTACGAGTAACCATTGACAGGCGTAATCGTCTAAGTGCAGCAGAACTGGCAGGTAATGACGAGATTGTTGAGGTTGAGCTTCAACATTCTATGATGGCATACCTTAATGCAGAACTTGCAGCGAACAATGGCACGTTAAGAGAGGGCTTCGAAAAGGACTTCTCAGCGAGACTGGTAGCTGAGGCATTTGAGCTAGGCTACACAGACGTAGACAAGGTTCTTGGTAAGTTTGACTCAGTTATTAATAATTTAGGTCTAGGAAATGATGAACAATGGGTAGCCAACAGCCTACATACATTGAACTTTACTGATGACCCTGAGACAGTACGTGACCTGGAAACTATTTCCTTTGGCTTGTTTAGTGAAGGTGAAATCTCCTTCGACGACTATAAGAACGTACTGACTGCTGTTCAGAAGAAGAGGGCAGATATGGAATCAGGCCCACAATCATTGATTGATTCAGCTATGAGAGAAGGAGGGTTTGGTTCTTCTACTATTTCCACGACCATTATCTCTGCTGCTGAAGATATCCTAAAGATGAATGACATCAAAGTTAACCTAAATGCAGGTAACTTTGCTGCTCAACCACACTGGGTAGTTCAGAACACCCACGATAACAACCAACTGGCAACTAACAGACGACTTGTTGAAGCTGATTTTATCAATAACAAGCAAGCTGCGCTTACTGGAACTAACATTCCACCTCTGTTGACTGCTACAAACGTTACTGGTCAAGGTAATCAAGTATTCAGTCCTGAGAAACACGCATTCCTATTGGAAGCTGGTATTGATGCTGCTACTTTGCAGGAAGTTAACATACTTCTGACAGGTATAGATATGGCAGACCCTGGAGAGAATATTGTTATTATTCGCCAGAACATGTCCCAGGTAGCTAAAAGAGCATCTGTATACTCTCAATACTTGGCTATGAATCGCCTGTGGGAGTATAAAGTAGAACGAGACCTAAAGGCAGAAGAAGCTGAAAAAGAAGCATTTACAAACGCACGATAATTATGATTGACAACACCCCAGAAGACCTAACTCCACAAGACCCTGTAAAGAGCCAGGAGCCTGTAAAGAGCCAGGACCCTGTAAAGAGCCAGGAGCCTGTAAAGAGCCAGGAGCCTGTTACACCACAGGAGCCTATCGAAAAGCAGGAACCACGTACAGGTCCTGAGACCATCTTCGACCTTGATTCTGCTAGGGAAAGGGCTGCTGGTTTAATGAAATCTATGGGACAGGAGCCTGGAAAATTAGACCTTGGTCAGACTTTCCCTAACGAAATGGATTGGTCTAGTACTAATCGTGGTGATATATATGATGCAATGGCTCAGCGTGGGGCATTTGAACAACTATTGACATCAAGTGGACATCTACGTGGTTCTGGTGCTTATATTGGACAACAGATTAACAAGGATGAGGAGCTGTACAATGAGAAAGGCCTGGAATTCAATCGTACAGAAGTAGGTAGGCGCACACGTTCCCAGCTTTATTTAAATGTTATGGAGCGTATTGGTGCTGATATGTCTAAGATTGACCCTGAATCTCGTAGGTTCATCAACTACACTATGACTAAAGAAGGTCAGAAGGAAGTTGACCAAGCCCTTACCATTCTTTATTACAACGAGAAGTTCAAAGGTGAAGTCCCAGAAGAGATTAGAAAGCAGCTAACTTGGCCAGCAGCTAGAGGTGTGTTCGATAGACAACACGTATTTGGTTTAACTGACCAAGAGTACGAAGATGCTCCAGGGTGGGCTAGAGGTTTATACAATGTTGGTGTAGCAGGTAAGACATTCGCTAAAGGCCTTGGACTCGATGTCTTAGACCTTAAAACTACAGAAGGTGTAGCACCTATTGGTGAGTTTGCAGGACATATTGGAGCATTTGTCGTACCTTTTAGTTATGCAATGAAAGCTATGAAGAGTGCAAAGCTTATGCAATCTGGTAACTTCCTGCTTAAAGGTGGAGCAACTATCCCTAAGATTTGGGTAGCAGAGGCATTCGCTGGCGCTGTAGCTGATATTACTGTTACAGGTGAGCACGATGAAACCTTGGCTAACTTCTTCGCAGACCTACCTGAGGAAAGTATCTGGAACAACTGGCTGACTACAGCCTTAGAGGTAGACATTGAGGATAGTGAAGCCATGCGCAAGCTTAAAGCAACAGCAGAAGGCTTTGGTCTTGAGGTTGCTATGTCTCCATTCAGGAAACTTATTAAAAGTATTCACAAGGCAAAGGCAGGGGATAAAGCCTATGACCTAAAGCGTGAGACTCAGGAACGTACTGCTGGTAATTTCGCAGACGCTGATTCCTTCTTGCAAGGCGTGGGCGTGGACGAGTTCTTCACTGATGTAAAGGCAGGTAAGTACGAAGGTGCTAGTAGAGGTGAGGTTGAGATGGAAGCTGCGAAAGCAATCCTTAAGGGAGATGTTCCAACAGACCCAGTAGTGCTTAAGCGTCTGGAAGAGCAGCTGCTAAAGGACCAAGATACTGTTTGGCTCCACGCAGGCCCATACTTCCCAGGAGGATTTCGCAAGAAGCCTAACCCTGACATTGATGACGCTGCTCTAAAGAGGGCTCTTGATAACACAGGCGCAAAGATAGACAGGGCCACAGCACAACTAAAGGAAGACATGGACGATGGTCCTGCAAGTGTTTTACAGCGTGAGTCGAGAATTGAAGAAAGCATTGAGAATCAGTTGAGGCGTGTTGGTTTAGATTATGATATGCTGAAACAAGCTACTCGTACTTTGGCTGACACAGAAAAAGATTTCTTTACTATTCCAGACGAGCAGCTACAGGACTTGAGAAGGATTATGGCGTGGTTTGATGGTGATACAGACTTCTCAGGGATTGTGCAAGCAGGTAATCAGCTAGAGAAGTACATTAAAACCAAAGACCCTAACGATATGCCTTCTGTGATGTTGATGCGAATCACTACAGATATATTAAATCGTAGCGTAGCTAGCGCAAGGAGAGCTGGGACTAACCAGGAAAGTATTACCAGACAGGCTAGGATTCAGGCTGCCAACGCCTCCATTAAACAGCTTAAGGACCTGCAAAGGCAGAACAAGAAGCTACGTCGTGAAGGTAAGGGCATGAAAGATATTGAAGCTCTTAACCAATTGCGCAAGAACGAGGCAGACCTAAACCAGCTTGATGCAGATATTGCTAAAGTTAGAGAGACAGTAGCTACGCTACCTGACGCAAACGTTAACCAAAGAACCATGCAAGAGTTATTTGCACAAGCGCGAGCTACTGTTGCAGGGGCTAATAGGTTCTTAAACGAGGTTGGGACATCCATGAACGAACTCAACCACGTCTTTAAGATGGTAGATAACCTACGAAGAGATATAGAAATTATACCTTCCAATGACCTAACACTACTTCATGGTATTTTGTCTAAGATTGTTGCTGCTACAGATGATGAAACACTAAGAGGTGTTCTGACAAAGATTGGTGGCGTTATGGATAATAACATTTCTGCACCTAAGCCTACACAGGCTGACTTTATTAGGTTAGGTAACTGGGCACATAAGAATGTAGACGACGCATTAGACAAGGCAGATGTAGGCTTTGAGGCGACGATTTCCAAGACTAGAGGTGACTCTGATAGAGTTATCGAGGCAATGGAGTCACACAAGCAGGCCATCATTGAGCAGAACAGTTTGCTCCTACCTAGGATTGATGCAGCTAAAGAACAGATTGCTAAGGAGTTCCCAGATGAAGACATCACTGAGTTCTTCGCAGGATTTCCAATGGTTAACCCATTCAAGAAGCGCCCACTAGACCTGCAATCTAGACTAGACCTGCAATCTAAAGAAGCTGAGGACCTCCAGCTCGTCCTTAAGTACCACGCAAGGGTTTCAAAGCATGTCCCAGAGGACGCGATTGACTTCGAACCTTCTGGAAGGCTTGCAGAGGAGATGGAGCGCGTGAAGCAGCTAGATGACGAGCAAACAAAGCTTGTTATCGAAGAGGCCTCTCTCGCTGGTAAGCAAATTAAAGATATTGACAATCTTCGTGACAAGTATTTGAAGGAGCATCAGGATGGAAAGATTTCTGATGCTGAGTTTGAAAAGGCTAAGGAAGAGATTGACTTCCTTCGAACTGAAGTTGATGATGATAGTTTGTATAAGTACTACCTGTTGGAGGAGGATGCACCAGATGTATTTGCTCTGTCAGTTGCTTTGGATATGCTTGCTAAGGAGGATAGCCTTCTGAATAGGGCCAGAGTGTTGTTCCTATACGATGACATTACTACAGGATTACATAAGCCTAGAGCAGCAGAGCTAACACCTCCAATAGATGCAGACATATTGTCAGGGTTGTTAGGCTTCAAGGAGCTTTCTACTCCTGAACTTGAACAGGCCTTGCGTAACAGGCAGCGCAGTAATGCTCCAGGAGTCAACCAAGTAAAGGATATGGTAGCGAAAGCACTAGACCCTGAATCTGGTGATAACGAACTTAGCCTTGCAAAAGGTCAGAACCTTAACCAAGTTATAGACCTTGCAGTAGATATGAGAACAAACAATCTGCTGTCGTCTCTTGGTGTACCTCAGTTGGCTGTAGCAGGTGGTGTACTTATGAAGGCTACTCGCGCTGTTGAGCAAGCTGTGGGACTCCTTCTTACAGGAAAGAATCCTCTACGCCTACTTATGGATGTAGGGCATGGTGCTCATGGTAAGACCACTATGGATGGTATTCTTTATACTCTGTCAGGAGGAAAGGTTCGTACAGCAGGTAGAGCTATAACAGGCCAAGACTTGTTTGATTTGGTTAAGTTTGTATCTTGGGATTCTACTAAAGGCTTCGATGTATTTACACCAGCAATCCTTACACCTTCTGCGCCATCACGTCTAGACTCTGGAATCGCAACAACTTCTGAGTCGCTTCTTGGTGCTGGTCTACGTCCTGGTTACAACGAAACTCTTGGTCTCGACCCTGCTGGTTTAGGACGACTAGGGAATATTATTAATGGCTGGGAGAGTGACTCTAAAAGAGAAATTGGTTCCCTGCTACTTGGTGTGGTTGAGTTCCTTCCACGTAAGGCTCTTGGAACCATTGACGAGACTCTGAAAACCTCAGACCTTATCAATGAATTCATGTACAAGATTGACCACCACTTGGATAACCTAGTTAAGAACAACGATGTTCTTCGTGGTGAATTCCCAGAGAGCGCAAGCTTAGGAAAAGGTGGACAAATCCTAGAAGACGTAAAGTTAGCAGTTAAAGAGGCATATCTCGCTGCATTGGATTCTAAGTCTGATGCTGTCAATATGGCTGATGGTGTGATTGTAGCACTAAAGCGTAGGTTCTCCACCAGTGCAGGACTTGATGAAATTGCTTCAAGGGTTATAGCTCTACGTAACGTAGGTGTTAAGAGCTCTGATGAAGCAGCTCTACTTGCTAAGGGAGAACAGTTACTACGTCAAGAGAAGTCCATTCGTGACCTTATCGAAGTACTGGAAGCTCCTATTAGAATGGCAGTAGAAGACTCGCAACAATACGCACGTCAAACTACAGTTACCCAGGATGTTCCAGAGCTTATGAAGGGCTTTATTGAGTTCATGCAGGGCCACTCGTTGACCAGAGCAATCTCTCCTTTCAGTAGGTCGATTGTTAACATTGGTGCAATGACAGCAGAACGTATCCCAGTAGTTAACCTTATTCTCAAGAAAGAGCGTAGAGCGTTGTCAGGTGAGCTTGGCGACATAGAAAAGGCTCGTTCCTGGGGCAAGATGGCTGTTGGTACAGGACTAATTGGTGCAGGAATCTTTGGCTCCTTGAAGGATAAAGACTCCAACCACCTAGACGTAGTTGACCATGGTACTTGGAAAGAGTACGTGTACGTGATGAAAGGTAAAAACTCAGAAGACTACGCTGCTGAGATTGAAGCTTCGTCATTACGTTTGTACACTAATAATAAAGAAATCATTGACAGAGAACTGGAGAGGGCAGGGTTAGAGGTAACAACTGACAACGCTATCCAGTACATCGTAAGTAACCTACCTGAATACGAAACAGGTGAAGGTGATGTACGTATTAGCTTCTCTCGTCTTGGCCCTTTCAATACTCTTATTGAGCTTGGAATGGCTGCTGTGGATGCTTACGATAAGACTCCATGGGATATGATGACTGACGCTGAACAAGACGAGTCAGGTATGTGGGATATCCTAAAGACTGGCTTTGATTTTATTGGACAACAAGGTTATATGAGTGCTGCTGACCCATTCTTCAAGATGTTTAGTGAGCCTGAATGGGCTGCTGAGGCGTTTGTAACAGGATGGTTTGCTTCCATGGTATCTCCTATGAAGGGCTTCCTTTCTACAGCAGGAGAGCTTGGACAACAAGACTTTAAACCTTCTCAGTACGAGGATAGACTAACTGCTCAACTATTCAACCAACTTGGAGGACCTATTACAGGTACTCCTTCTGAGGTTATGAAGAAGCGAGACTTCCTTGGTCGTGTCGTAGATGCTCCTGATAGAGTAGGCTTCTTGCTAGGTAAGAAGGAACACGCAGACTTGATTAACGCAGAGCTTGAGTTCTTGCACATTAAGAAGCGTACTCCTGCACCAGATAAGATTAGCTCCTTCCCAGGAATGACTTTGAGTAAGTTTACACTGAAAGAAGACCTTACTGCTGAGGAGAAACAGACCCTTGAGAATGCTATCCCTGCAAGGGATGGTGTTAACGCATATGAAGATTATCTAATCATGGCAGGCTCTACCAACCTTGGTGCAAATAACTCACAGGTCTCTGAGCTACAGAAATACTTTAAGTCTTCTGGCTACAAGAACCTTAAGTCCCAGATTGAAAACATTGACGAAAACGCATCCATAGTAGAAGTAAAAGGTGCTGAACTAGCTCTTAAGGAGATTAAGAAGGTAGTGAGTAGGCTTTCTACTGCTGGAAACAGAGCAGCTAGTGCTAAGCTCTGGAACGTAGGACACCTTTATGTTAACTCTGTTGGAGAGACATTGAAGGAACGCTACATGAAGAACCAAGAAACGCTGCAACAAGCAGGTGAGATGGTCACAGAAGAGGTCTCTGCACTTGAGAGACTAGGAGGTAATAAATAATGGCATACCAAGCAAAAACAGTTTATACAGTAAGTAACTCATCCCAGGTTATTTACACTTTTTCGTGGGATTTCATTGATAGTGACTATGTTAAAGTCTATGCAGATGATGTTCTAGAGACAGGATACACAGTCGCTGCTGGTCAGATTACCTTGGCTGCTGGTGTAGCAATTGACACAGAATTGGTTATCCAACGAGAGACTCCTGTAGCCCCTCTCCTGGACTTTACCAATGGAGCAGTAATCACAGAGAATGATTTGGATACGATGTTCCTACAGTGTCTGCATGTTGCTGTGGAGTCTGCTGACGATAGTGTAGATGGCATCCAACTTAACGCAGCAGGAGATGCCTACGATGCTAACTCTAAACAGATTGAAAACATTGCTACTCCCCTAGTTAGTGGTGATGCAGCTAGATTTGATGAGACAGATGCACTTGACACAAGAGTTACTGCTGCTGAAGCTAGTATTGATACACTTGAAGGCACTTCTACAGGACAAGCACTTGTTACTAATGGTAGTGATAAATGGGACGCAGAAACTAAACTTATTATAAATCTTGGGGCAGGAACTGCTGATGCTAACGCTGCGACTTTTAAACAAGTGCAAGACCTATCTGTATCTCGTACAGTAGACACCCAGGACCTTACTGCACACAGTAAACGTATTACTGAGTTAGATACTCCAATCAACGATACTGATGCAGCCACTAAAGGTTACGCAGACAGTGTAGCAGGTACTCCAACTATCGATGATGGAAGTATCACTAATGCGAAGTTGGCAGATATGGCACAGAATACCATCATAGGCAATGACGATGTTCTTGGTGTTCCAAAAGATTTAACTGCTGCTGAGGTTAGAGCACTTCTTAATATTGAAGATGGCTCTACTGCTGACCAAAGCGCAGGGGAAATCGAAGCTATTGTAAGCCATGATAGCCTTCTAGATTATGTTGCTAACCAGCACATTAAGAACCAAGCTGGAGCACACGCATCTCGTACCTCTGCTGCTGCTTATGGTGTTGGTCTGTACTTCTCAACTGATACACTTACATGGGGATTCTCTAATGGTTCCTCTTGGTTTGATATTGAAACTAACGAAGACCAGACAGCCTCTGAGATTCTAGCTGCACTTATTACTGTTGATGGTACTGGTTCTGGGTTAGATGCAGACCTACTGGATGGCCAAGAGTTGTCTTACGCATTGGATGTAGATAATCATACTGATGGTACTACAAATAAACTATTCACTGCTGCTGACAACACTAAACTAGATGGTATAGCTACTGGCGCAGAAGTCAACGCAGTGGATTCTGTAAATACCCAAACTGGAGCTATTGTATTAGATTCTGATGATATCGCAGAGGGGACAACCAATAGATATGTAACTGCTGGTGCAGTAGACACCACTGACCTAGCTGACGACTCTGTTACTAATGCTAAGATTGATGCAGGTGCAGTTGATACTACTGAACTTGCTGCTGAGGCTGTAACCTTGGCTAAGATGGCTAACCTAGCAACCAATAGACTCCTTGGTAACGATGGCGCTGTAGGCGCTCCTTTAGCTTTAACTGTAGCTGAAGTTCAAGCAATGATTGGTTATGACCCTAAACTACAGCCTAAGTTCTTCTGTAGCTTTGACCCTGTATCGACTGGAGTAGTTTTTGAGTCTAACTCTTACAATGCTGATACTATTACACGTAGTGGAGCTGGAGAGTATACCATTGCATTCACAAATAACATTACTGTACCTTACACGATTACCACTAGTTTTAAAGATACTACTAACGTGATTCACGTAATTGGAACAGCAGCAGAAACAAGTGCAGGCTTTGAGATTTTTATGAAAAATGCTGTCAACACTCTAACTGATGCAGCAGAAATGGTACATGTGGTAATCCACAGTTACCAATAATATTATGAAACAATCAGGAATCTACAGAATGGAGATTAAGTAATGAGTAATACACACAACCATCCTAGCGTACAACAAGCTAATAGGCAGGCAAGAGCAAACAAGGCTGATATCGTAGCCATTGAGCTTAAGACTGACTACATAACTGTTACAGAAGCTATCGACTTAGACAACATTTCAGTTAAGACTGATTACATAACTGTTTCAGAAGCTATCGACTTAGACAACGTTTCAGAAAGCGTAAGAACATTTATAGAGAAGACAGCAGATTACACAGCCCTGACCTCTGATGACATTATCCTAGTTGATACATCGAGTGGTGGTGTAACCATTACGCTCCCAGATGCAACTAAGACTGAATCTTTGGGCCAGCAGCTTGTAATTAAATCAGTTGATGCAACTAATACTGTAACTATTGATGGACATAGTGCTCAGACTATTGATGGGTCTGCAACGCTAGAAATATCAACACTTTACGAAGCTAAGACTTTGGCATGTAATGGAACTGAATGGCTGGTAATCTAATGAAGAAGCTACTAATGTGTATACTTGTGCTATGTGTGTCGTGCGCTGCTCTACAAAGGATGGGAGGCGCTGGTGCTGGTGCTGCTGTTGGTTCAATAGGTGGCCCTCCTGGGGCTGCTGTAGGCGCAGTAGTTGGGGAAGCTGCTGTTGAATTATGGCAGGGAGAAGACGCTGTAGACGACCTTGAAGATAGAGTAGAGAACGTAGAGGAAGCTTTAACTACAGGCGATGTATCTAAGATTGTGATGAATCATTCAGATGGTTTGATGGATACGATATGGGGTTGGATTAAGGCAATCATTGGAGGTGGTCTGATATGCTTCCTGCTAGCTATCTTCTATACCCTTAGACGCAAAGGCGCTGCTAAGCACTACTATGACAAGCTTGAGAAGTTGTGGGAGGATTCAGATAATGAATAAAAAAAAACAAAGTAAAGAAATATACGAACTGCTTTTCGCTAAACTAAAGGCTGCGCTTGCTAAGGATGATGTTCAGCCAGCAGTTATGAAGATTGCGCTAGACTTTATTAAGACATACGAACTTGATGTGGAAGTTACAGTAGAGGATAGAGACATCGACGACTTCCTATCCAGCCTTCCTTTTGAGGAGTCCATTGATGAAGGTAAATAAGCTTGAAGGAATTAGGAACTTTAAGAATTTTCTTTTCCTTACTCATAAGTATCTTCGTCTACC